TTATCAAGGGAACTCTAAATATCATGGAGAGGCTAAAAGCAATAACTACACTAATAAGCAAAGCAATCGCTCTCACTATCGAATACATCACAAACATCCTAAATATCGTAAAGGACACTCCACAATGAAAAAACGGTTCACAGTCTACGACTCAAAGGCGGAAGCATACTTGCCGCCATTCTTCTACGGCGCAACCGGCGAAGCCGTTCGAAGCTTCGAAGCAGCCGCAAACTCACAGGACCACGACTTCAACCGCTTTGCGGGGGATTATACCCTGTTCGAGACAGGGACGTGGGACGAACAAACAGACACTCATGTGTCACTGAAAGCGCATGTCAATCTTGGCACGGCGCTTCAATTGAAAACAAATCCGCCCGAACAATCACTCCAAATGATTGAGAAGGAGAACTAAATGGGTACAAAAAAATCAAACAACCCAGGTTCACACTCATTCGCTCAAATACCACGGGCGGATATACCCAGATCGGTGTTCAACCGATCTTCCGGTCTAAAAACTGCCTTCGACGCCGGGGATCTAATCCCCATCTGGTGCGACGAGGCTTTACCCGGAGACACGATCAATTTGCGGATGAGCACTTTCGCTCGTCTCGCAACTCCACTCTTCCCGGTACTCGATAATATGTACCTGGACTCCTTCTTCTTCGCAGTGCCGATCCGGCTCCTGTGGGATAACTGGGAGAAAATGAATGGAGCTCAGGACAATCCGGGAGATTCAACGGTATTCCTGGTCCCACAAGTCGTTGCCGGCGCTAGCGGCCATGCGGTGGGCCAGCTGATGGATCACATCGGAATACCACCTCTTGTCAAAGACCTCTCACACTCTGCGCTCTGGTCAAGAGCATATAATCTCATCTACAACACGTGGTTTCGGTCGCAAGACACGCAAAACTCAATAACCGTCGATACAGACGATGGACCCGACACAGTGTCGGACTATGTAATCCGGAAACGCGGGAAGCGGCACGATTACTTTACTGCCTGTCTCCCCTGGCCACAGAAAGGAACGGCGGTACAACTGCCGCTGGGCACATCAGCGGACATCAAAACAAACGCTGCGGTAGGCGAGGAAGTCGCAATTTACTCAAATCCGGCAGTGGGATTCAAGGACATGCAGACGTCATCGGTACCCGTGCAAGTGCGCGGGACTCTTACCGACGCGGACCATAAACTGTACGCGGATCTCTCAACGGCAACGGCGGCAAATATCAATGAACTCCGAGAAGCGTTCCAAATTCAAAAGATCTACGAACGCGATGCGCGCGGAGGATCTCGATACACAGAAATACTTCTGTCACATTTCGGAGTCACTTCGCCAGATCATCGGCTCCAAAGACCCGAATTTCTCGGTGGAGGACATCAGGTCGTATCTGTCACGCCTGTCGCGCAAACAGACCACAGTATTGCGGGTGAACCACAGGGAACGCTGACCGGGTACGGTGTATCCGCCAGCAGCAATCACTCGTTCGTGAAATCGTTCACGGAACATTGTATCCTGATCGGCCTGGTCGAGGCGCGGGCAGATCTCACTTATCAACAAGGGCTTGCCCGTCAATTCAGCCGGCGCACGCGATGGGATTTCTTCTGGCCGGCATTCGCTCATCTCGGAGAACAGAGTGTTCTGAACAAGGAACTCTACGCACAAGGTTCGGACGGTGCGGGATGGGTGAGTCAAGCAATCCAAGGGGACGATTCGAATACGTTCGGTTACCAGGAACGGTTCGCAGAGTACCGCTACAAAACCTCAGAGGTTCATGGCCTCATGAGATCGGTGGCTCCAACAAGTCTCGACGAGTGGCATCTCGGTCTTGACTTCTCGGCACTACCTACGCTGGGCGATACCTTCATGAAAGAGGATTCGCCATTCGACCGGGTCGTTGCAACTCCGGCCGATCCGCACTTCCTGTTTGACGCGTTCTTCGACGTCAAGCACGCACGGCCAATGCCGACATTCTCGGTACCTGGCCTAATCGACCATTTCTAATGGGACTCGGAGGCGGAGCCGGAGGCGGAGGCGGAGGCGGAGGCCAGGCGCTAGGCGCTGCGATCACGTCAACGGCGGCAGCGGTCGGCGGCAAAAAAAAGCGCAGGCTCACAAAGGAGATGTGGGAAGGCACAATGGATTTCAACGAGCGTATGTCTTCAACCGCGTGGCAGCGCGGGGTAAAGGACATGCGGGCAGCGGGAATCAATCCGATTGTCTCATTCATGAAAGGCGGCGCATCATCGCCGCAAGGACCTCCGGTCCCACAACTCGACAATATTGGAAAGGACATCGGTACGGCGGCGCTTCAAGGCGTGCAGATGGCAGCCATAGGAGCGAACACAGCAAAGACAATTACGGAAAACAAGCTGCTTCAACGGCAGATGCCGATTGCTGATGCAATCGCGAGGGCATACGAGGTGGTTGGTCGTCCACTGTTGGACGCGGTAACAGGTACAGCGAAAAAAGTGAAAACGGAATACATGAAAGATCGGAACGAAAAAACAAATTTCGAAACGGTTCCGAATCGAAATTCAGGTAGCAACATGAAAGGAAGACATTCAAAATGAGTCCACGAACACGCGAACGCGTTTACCACAGTCACGACCAGGACGAGGTTCCGATGGTCAAACAATCGGAGGCGGCAGCCTGCGATATAAACAACATTATGAAAAAGTATGAACTCGGCGGCGAGATTCAACATATCAACAAAGCAGTCGCGCGGTACGGCGACTTCTCAACCGGGCAGGATTTCACACAGGCCTACACAGCAGTGGCACAAGCAGAGGCAGCGTTCGACGCGCTGCCGGCTCACATCCGCGATAAGTTCGGGAACAATCCGGAAGTCTTCCTGTACAAAATGGAAGATCCAGAATTCCGGAAGCAGCTCGAGCTCGACGGGGTGTACGACCCGGAGGCTGGTCCGAACCACGAGCCGATGAAAAGTGATGCCGTACTGGCAACAGTCGAGGCAGACAGAAAGCTGGCGGTGGAAAGGCAGACATCGGAAGCCAAGGCGCCGGTTTCGAAGCCGGATGGCACGGTTCAGGGGGGTGAATAACCCCCCACCCGACGCGATAGCGACGGCAGACTAATTGTTATACTTGTTGTCAATTAGTCAGAGTGACCCCACCCACGGGGGCACTCAAAACAAAGGAGGTGGGCAATGCCCTACCGACGCAAAATGAGCAAAGGTCGATCTCGCCGGAATTTCCGGCGAGGAAACAAGACCAAGCGACAAAACACGGGCCGAAGGCCCATGAGGGGTGGCTGGAGACTGTAAAAAAATGTCTCAATGCTTCCACCCCATCCGAGGGTTCCAGGGGTCTGACGGCAAGGTCAGGCCCCGGGACTACTCCGGAAAACCGATGACGATCGCGTGCGGCCAGTGCCGCGGGTGTCGTCTCGAAAGATCCAGACAGTGGGCCGTGCGGATCATGCACGAGGCCTCATTACACACTTATAATTCCTGGATCACACTCACCTATGACAAGAAGCATCTCCCTCTAGACCGTTCTTTGAACGTTGGAGATTTTCAAAAATTTATGAAACGGCTTCGCAAACGCACCGGATGTCCAATCCGGTTCTACCACTGCGGGGAATACGGGGAGATCAACTGGCGACCGCACTACCACGCCTGTATATTCGGGTTCGAATTCCCCGATAAAACAAAATGGCGTACGAACAAACACGGGGACCAGGCCTACCGATCAGAACTACTCGAAGACGCCTGGAAACTTGGCGCTTCGGAAATCGGAGCTCTAACAGAACAAAGCGCGGCGTATACCGCGCGGTACATCATGAAAAAACAAAACGGCGAAGCGGCCGATATGGCCTACTTCGATTACTTCACGGGTTCAATCCGTCAAAGTCCGTATACGACAATGTCAACCAGGCCCGGCATTGGCCGCGGCTGGATCGACAAATACATCTCTGAGGTTTACCCACGAGATGAAGTCATAGTCAACGGGCACCAGGCCCGTCCCCCCAAATACTATGACGCTCAATACAAAGAACTCGATCCGGATGGATACGAGAAAATGAAACTCAAAAGGGAGGAGGCTGGCCGCGACCATGCCGACGACAACACGCCAGAAAGACTGGCAATTAAGGAAGAATATCTAAAAGCACAAACGTCAACATTATCAAGGGAACTCTAAATATCATGGAGAGGCTAAAAGCAATAACTACACTAATAAGCAAAGCAATCGCTCTCACTATCGAATACATCACAAACATCCTAAATATCGTAAAGGACACTCCACAATGAAAAAACGGTTCACAGT